ATTATGACAGAAAAAAAGAAAAATTGTAATTGTTTTTTTATAACGCAAAATCGCTTCGTTTTATCATACGGTATTATAATACCAACACGCTAGAAGGCGCGGAAATCTGGGAAAAATCCCGCAAAAAAGTAATTCTTTTTGGAAAAGGGATTTATCTAATTCCTCGTCTATGGGGGGTATAGGGTAGGTGGTTATTAGAAGAACGTCTTGACAAGTTGGGGGATATATGTTAAGATTAGAGTAAGTTTGATTAGTGTTAGCTTAAGGAACGAGGTAATGGTGTAAAGAGCACGGCGTTTGGGCTAAAGGCTGGTTAGGCTTAAGGATGTTTGAAGCTTGCGGATTCCGGGCATTGCGGGGCGTTAGATGGACCAGCGTTCACTGGTAAGCGGATGGCGGAAATATTTAGATAGTGTGGCGCATAAAGGGCTTGAAGGGCTTATATGTGGTTGATTTTTTTTACTTAGGATGGGATAGATGGGGAAATATGCCAGTGTAAAGAAGAATGTTGAAAAGAAGGACAGTCCGTTAAGGATGCCTGATGATTTTATGGTTAACGGTTGGTGTCGTTCTAACAATTACTTATTAAGGAAGGAAGATTTTGAAGATGTTACGGAATACACGAAAGAGAGGTTTCGGAGGTCCAGTACGGTGATGCGTGCTTGGGCGAAGACAGAAACGTACAAGAACGGGATAGCGCGTAGGCTTGTTGAGAATTGGGAAGACAGGGCTGCGAAGGCGAAGCGGACGAGTGACACGACGGAAGTATTGTTGTTAGAAAGGCTTACGAACACTGAAGACGGGATAACGACTGCTGAATTGGTAGCTAATTGTATAAATATGATAGCGAAGGAATTGGCTAAGCGCGGGTGTACGAACGTTGAAGAATTGGAATTGAAAGATTTGGTATTGATAAGCAACACGCTGATAGGGTTAATGAAGACAGCGAGTGCTACGAAGAAGGACCAGAACTGGAAGCCACAGGTTCAAGTAAACAATGTTACGGTGAACAACAGTTCGAAGACAGGTGGTGTTGTTGGTGGATTGAAAGACGTTATAGATTTAAGGAAGTCTGATGGACAATAGGTTTGAACTTGCGAAGGAAATCTTATTAGACTTAAAGAAGTACGTTGTATGGATGCACAAGATAGCGCAGGGGACGGACTACGATATGACGGAAGCGCACATAAAGATGTGTGATGCGTTACAGAAGTTTGCTGAAGGGAAGAATGAAAAGCGAAATTTATTGATAAATTGTCCCCCAGGGACAGGTAAGTCGTTGTTATTACAGTATTTTATTACCTGGTGTTTTGCCCGGAACAAGAATTGTATGTTTTGTTATGTAGCTTATGGGGAAAAGCTTATTAAGAAGTTGTCCAAGGAATCCAGAAATTTGATGATGACGCCCGAATGGGAAGAACTGTTTGGGAAAGAAATGGACCCCGGGGACAAATCTGTATTGAATTATCATTTGATAAGCGGTGGTGTAAGAAGCGGATTGACAGCTGGGACGATTTCAAGTGCGTTGTTGGGTGTTGACGCTGGGATACCTGGGGTTGAAGGTTTCACTGGGGCGTTATTATTGGATGATATAAATTCCCCTGAAGTTACCAGTTCTGTCCACGAACAGATAGAAACGCCGGATATTTACCAAAGGAAATTGGCTACCAGACGAAGAACGCCTGAGGTTCCTACGATATGTATCCAGCAAAGAATTGACAAGAACGACTTTAGTGGCTGGGTTCTTCAGAATGAGGCGGAAGACTGGGAAACTGTAATTATACCTGCTTTGAATGAAGATGGAACAAGTTTTTATCCGAAAAGGTATCCTGTAGAAGATTTATTAAAGAATCAGAAGAAGAACCCGTATATGTTTGCTGCTATGTATCAGCAGTCCCCTATTGAAAATTACGGGGCATATTTTCACGAAGAATGGATAAGAACTTACAGAACGAACCCAGATACGTTTAGCAAGATATTTATAACGACCGACTTCGGTTTTACTGCTGACGGCGGGGACAAGTCCTTATTTTGCTGTTGGGGATTGGCGAAGGACACAAACCTATATTTGCTAAGAAGTCTTCAGGGTCGCTGGGAATCCCCAGATGCGAAGAAATACTGCATAGATTTTTTCAAGCGCTGTAGTGCGGCATATAATCAATGTAGAAGGGTATATGTTGAACAGACTTTATCTGGGATAGGATTTATCCAAGATATGCGTCGTGAATGTCCTACTATGGCGATAGTCCCGTTGAAACGTGGTGCGAAGAAGAACAAGATGAACCGTGCGGAAAGTGCTATGACGTGGATGGAAGCCGGTAGGGTATACTTTAGGGAATCTGACCCAAACTTTGTACCTGCCCGTGCTGAATTTTTGGCCTACAGCCCAAGTGATAAGAACCCTAAGGACGAATGGATTGATAATTGTGGTGACGCCTGTGAAATAGCGTTCAACACGAAACAAAGCAGTATCTTTATATAAGCAACCCCTGCCTAAGCAGGGGGATGTTTTATTAGAAGAATCACCAAGGTACCCCCTGGTTCGAAAGTATAATAAGATAAAACAAAAGGAAAGTCAAGTGGAATTTGTAACTATGTCTGCTAAGCAGTACAGGGAAAGTTTGAACAAGGGGAACAAGTATCACGCGCAGAAGACAGAATTCAACGGTCAAACCTTTGATTCGAAGAAAGAAAGCAGGCGTGCGGCCCAGTTATTGGCTTTACAGAAAGCTGGCTGGATACGGGGCTTAGAAACGCAGAAGAAGTTTGTTTTGATTGAAGGTTTTGAATATCGGGGCGAAAAGATACGGGGTGTAAGTTGGATAGCGGACTTTTATTATTTTAATGGTAAGGAATGGGTCGCTGAAGACGTAAAGTCGCCAATGACGAGGAAAAAGCCGGAATATATCATTAAGAAGAAATTATTTATGTTAAAGTATCCAGATATAGTTTTTAACGAATTTTTATAGAAAAATATATATCTTTTTCTATAATTTTACTTGGCGTGTTTTTTCAAAAAAGCAAAGGTTTCCGCCATTTGGTCGCCAGCGATTTCTATATTTCCATCGTGCTTCATCAAGATAACCTGTAAAAGGTTCATATGGTTCTTTTCGTCAGATATGATTTCGCGGACAATATCTGCACCGTCTTTATCGCCAGCGGCTTCAAGTTCTTCTAATAGGGGAAGATATCCTTCGATGGCTTCTGCTTCATCTGCTATATTCTTTGCACATAATTCTGCTACTTTCATATTCTTGCCTTTCTTTGAACCTTGATTGTTTGGGTTGTAAAAGTTAGTGATTTGACTTTGTTTCTAAGTTCGTCCCAATTTATACTATTTTTGAAAACTTCATATTCTTCTTTTTCCCATTTGAATGTTCTATCTGAAGCAAGAAGTTTATTTAGCTCGCGCAATCCGTTTTCTTGAAGAAGAAACTTTACATACAGTTCTGCATCATCTTTGTCGTCAAAATAATACAGGGTTGTTATGATTGCTAGGGGCGTATTTTCCGTAGCTGCTACTTCGTATTTATTGAAAGCAGCGCCGTTTTTCATAATAACGAAACAAGGTCCACTCACATTCATCATTTACATTATACACAATTCTCTTGCCAAAAGTCAAATAAATATTTACAATATACTCAAAAGGTTGACATTTTATGACAAAGAAAGCAGTAAAAATAGAAAATTCGATGAAACAGCTCGTTGCTGGTATAGTTCCGGACGGGGGTCGCAGTGGTACAGGTTCAATGTCTCCAAACCGTATCAACGATTCCGCGTCCCTTGCTCTTCAAGTTAGGGCTGAATATATCACACTTAACTATCCTTTATTATCACACCTTTACCAACAGTTTGGTGTTATTCAGGCCCTAGTTGAAGTTCCTGTGTTGGATGCGTTCCGTGGTGGATTACACTTTACTGCTTACGAAAAGAAAGTGGTTGTCCCTGACGAAAAGGACAAAAAGCGTCATAGATTCTTCAAATTCTGGAACGCTGAAGAAAACAACAATCAGCAGACACCAAAAGAAGATTTTGAAGAAAAACAGGCTAAGCGTCGTGAACAGTGGGAAAAAGACCAGGTTGCTGCTGACGAAGAAGCAAAGAAGCAGGAAGACAAATACTTTAGACAAGAAATCGACCGCGAAGACATCAGACGTATGGAAATATATTTGCGTCGTGATGAAACCTGGAAAAAGCTTCAACAGGCTTTATATTGGAAAAGATTGTTTGGTGGTGCCGCTATAGTCATCTTGGACGGCAGAAACCCATCAACAGCATTGGACCTTGAAAAAATCAACAAGGACACACCATTAGAGTTTTATGTGACCGACAACTGGGAAATCAGCAACACGGATATCAATAGCACCAGTTTTAATAATATTGACTGGATGGCAGATACCCCGTTTCAGTTGCGTGGTCACGCCATACATAAATCCCGCGTTATAATCTTCAAAGGAAAAGAATTCCCGCCATTATATAGACCGGTTGGTCGTGGTTGGGGAATGTCTATTCTGGAACCGCTGGTAAGAACATTGAACAAGTCTATTAAGAACGAAAACGTTATCTTTGAATTGTTGGATGAAGCAAAGATGGACGTCTTTAGTTTATATGGATTGAATGATGCTATGCAGGACGAAAACGCTACAGACGCTATCACGAAGCGTGTTGCCTATGCAGAAAGCATCAAAAACTATATGAAAGCTATCTTGATGGATTCTGAAGATGAATATCAACAGAAACAGATTCACTTCAGCGGTTTGTCTGATTTGAAGATTGATTCCCGTGTGGACACTGCTTCTGACGCGCGTATTACGATGAACAAGTTATATGGCACTTCGCCTGCTGGATTTAATTCCGGTGAAGCAGACCGTGAAACATATGCCGATACGGTGGAAGCAGAAATTCGTATCCCTTCAGAAGGGGCAATTATTAAAATCCTTGAGGTTGTTGGGCGTAAGGTTCTGGAAAAGACGCTTGATTTCGATATTGAATGGGCGTCTTTGATAAGAACCAGCGCATACGAAGAAGAGAAATTAAAAACATTGAAGTTGGCTAATTTGAACGAAGCAAACATCTGGGGTCGTATTACAAATAAAGAATGGCAAGAAGCTGTTAATAAATACAACTTGCTGGGTGTAGATGTATCCTACAAAGAAACATTCGTTGCCGACCCAATGGCAAAACAAGTATTCAAACCTGGATTTGGAGGTAAGTAATGGGATGCTATTTTGAAAAAGAAAACACGGTTAGTTCTGTACAGCGTGTAGAAGAACACGAGATTCCAAAAGGACAGACATATCGTGCGAAGTTTATTACTGCTGGTCCTGTCGGATATAAAGACGGTGTATACTTTCTGGAACAATCCGCGCTTGACGACTTTGCGTATTCATTAAAAGGTTGCCCGGTTGTTATTGGACATCAAGACATTGAAGACCGCAAAGATATGGAAGAAAAAGCCGTTGGTTATGTGTCCAGCGTAGACCGTTGTGAAGTATCTGGCGATTGGTATGCAGACTTTGTGATATTCGATGAGAAGGCTATGAATAAGATAGCAAATGGTGATGTTCCATTTGTTTCTTGTGCTTATAAAGCAGACTTGTCTGAAGAAAATTTGATGATTAACAACGTCAAATACAAGAAGAGGATTGTTGGCGGTGAGATGCTACATCTTGCATTAGTTAAAAATCCCCGTTATAATGGAACTGAGATATGGAGAAACTCCACTGATGAATATTTCGTTGGTGAAGGAGTATTGTATAACCAAAAGGACAATATAATGTTTGGATTCAAAAAGACGAAAGTCGAATTAGACAAAGATACTTTGGTTAATACTGTTTCGGGTGAAATGACAATCGAAGAATTGGTTAATGCATTAGAAGAAGCCAAAAACACGATTGCGGAACAGGAAGCAAAGATTAAAGATTTGGAAGCCGAAAAAGAAGCTGCGGCAAAACCCGCAGATGAACCCGTGGTAGAAAATCCAGAGGGAACAGAAGCGGCTGCCGAAGCTCAACCAACGGTTGAGGTTAAACCTGTAGAAGAACCGGAAGGAACCGATACAGACCTGAAAGCGGAATTGAGCAACGCGTTGACAGAAGAAGTCAAAGCAAGCGTTGTAAATGTTCCAAACGTAAGAATATAACAAAAAATAGAGGTAAGACAGATGGCTATTACAAAAACTAATTTTTATAGTCAAAGCTTGAACCAATTCAAACCTGAACGCTTACGTGGCGAACTGTTGGATTGGGGCTTAAATGCCTGGGTTTTGGATGTCGTTATCGACGCTTCTGAAACCGGAACCTTGTATGCTGGCGACTTGGTAAAAGTATGCCCAACATCAACAGGCAAATTGAAAGTCGTTGCTGGTGAATCCACTGACAAAGCTGTTGGTTACATCATCTTCAACGCTAAACACGAATCTTTCAAAGCGGGCGACCACTGTTCCATTTTGTTACGCGGTGGCGTAATTGAATGTATCACAGAAGAAGCTATTGCTGCTGGCGACATCGTTGCATATAAAGATGCTGACGGTTCTATCACAAAAACCATCGGTGCTGGTGTACAACGTATGGGTATGGCTATGGCTGCAACTTCTGCTACTGAAGGCGGCGTTCGTATACCTGTTTTAGTATGTTAAGGAGTTCGAAATGGCTGAAAAGAAATACTTAGTAAACGGTGTCGAAAAAGAAGTTACAGAACTGTTTAATGAAGCAGAAGTAGCTACTATCGAACACAACCAAAAATTAGTTAATGACGCAGGTTATGCGGACATTGATATCACATTGTTGACTATTATAGAACGTGAAGTTTCACAACAGAAATTCTACAGAGTCAACCCAGAAGACTTTATTCCTGTGGACCACACACAAGGCGGCTTTGCAGATTATATGACAGTTCTTCGTAACTTCATTACTGCTGAAGGCGATATCGATTCTTGGACACGTGGCGTAGACAACGACAATGCACGTCGTGGTCAAGACGGTGCTAAACTGGAATCTGTTTCTTTGAAAGTTCACAATTTGAACAAAATGATTTCTTATTCTTTGTTTGAATTGCGTCAATCAATGCAAACAGGCCGTTGGAACATCGTTACAGAAAAAGAACGCGCACGTAAAATCGATTACGATATTTCCGTACAACGTGCTTTGTTGTTGGGTGACAACGGACACAAAGGCTTGTTGAATCAATCTGAAGTTACAGTTAATTCAACATTGTTAACAAAGAAAATCAGCTCTATGAGCGCAGCGGAATTCAAAGCGTTCTTGGCAGCTTTGTTACCAACATACTACACTGCAACTGAAATGACAGCTTTGCCAGATACTTTGGCAATCGCACCGTCAGATTACTTAGGCTTGGGTGTAGCTGTGGACGAACAATATCCAGTGTTCACCACAATGAAACAACGTTTGGAAGACGTGTTCAAAGAAATGACTGGCAATGCAAACGCAAAAATCGTTCCATTGGCATACTGCGAACCAAACTTCCACGGCGGTTATTACAAATATGTCTTGTATCGCAAAGACTTCGATACAATCCGTGCATATCAACCGTTCGACTACAACGTTGTTCAAGGTGCTACAGTTGATGGTATGAACTATCAAAACACAGCTTGGGCTCGTTTGTCCGATGTGTTTGTAAACCGTCCAAAAGAAATGTTGTATTTGTCTTTTGAACAATAATAGTCCTAACACGACTACTACCTGGGGCGGGCCTAAAGCCTGCCCCTTGGTCTTTCAAGGAGAACAAGATGTTAATCAGAAACAATCAAGCAAAAGTAATTAAATTTATTTTAGATAATAAAGAATACATTTGGAACCCCAGCGAAGAAAAAGATATTCCTAGCAAGTCAGCTAAAATGATTTTGGCATTACAGCCAGAATTGTCATTGGTTGAAAAAGAAACGGAAATCATACATTCTGAGCCACAAAAAATAGAGGCAAAAAATGTTGTTAAAAATAAAAAATCACGGAAATAGTTTTAGAACAATAACAGGCGGCGTTCTTCCCAAGGATGGTGTAGCGATTATTGAAGCGTGGGAAGCACATATGTGGATTGGTCGTTGTGGTAAAGATATAGAGATTATCGAAGAACCTGTTGTTGAAAAAGTTAAAAAAGAAGAACCAAAAACCAAAAAGAAAAAGAAATGATGGACTTTCCAGTTACTTTAGATGTTTTCAAGTTATATTTCCTTCGTGAAGCGGGATTAGAATATCAGGCGTATCCTAATTGGAACCCTGAACAAACCTACAGCAAGGACGACAAAGTCACTGCGCTGGTTAACTTTAAGGTTGGCGTATATACATCCCTGGTTGATGAAAATACGTCGTCCCCTTCGGATGCTAATAATTGGGAAATAGACGAAGACGAAACAGAGAACCTGGACACTGTTATTTTGGATTCAGATATTGAACGTGCTATGGGCGAAGCTATGTTTAAGTTCAACCCTAGCTTGTTCACACAAGAAAAAGGGAAGATTATATTCTTGTATTTGACTATGTTCTTCCTTGTGTATGACAGACAAATGGCAGCTAGTGGTATGAATGGAAATTCTGCTGCTGGACCAGTTATACACAGAACAGTGGGCAAGATGTCCGTAACTTATATGGAATCGAAGTTGTTTAAGAACTATCCAAGTTACGAATTCTTGGCGTCAAACGACTACGGCAGAAAGGCGTTCAATCTGATGATGCCTTACCTGCGTGGTGGAATTGTGTTACTACACGGTGGAGCTACTGGCGAATAATGATAGTAAGAGATTCCTTTTCTAAGAAACTTACTATGTCTGTTAGTAAGCAGCTTAGCCGGGAACTTATGGAATTCGGGTCGCTTTGTGCTTGTGCTGGGATACAGAATTCACCAAAACAGGCAAAAAAGGCCAGAATAAGCCACTACGGAAGTTTCAGTAGAAGCATCCCACCACGTCGCTACATTCAGGCTGCTACGCACAACTTTAGGGGGACACAGTACGGGGACGAAATAAAACGTATAATCGTCAAAGGGATACACGACAATCCTTCCCCACACACGCAGGTTACTGCTTCGCCAGAAGTTGACCCTAACACTGGGGTTGTAAAACCAAGTTATGTGGTTGAAGGCACAGCTAAACACGGCACGCCTGTATTTGCTGGTAGAAGCGGTGGTCCAGGGCTTCTTGCTAAAATAGCAAAACAGATGGAAGTAAACCAGTACAATGCGATATCGGAACTGAATATAATAGGTAAAAAGAAGAACGCAGATTCTACTATCGCAATTAAAGGTTTTGACCATCCATTGGAATGGACACACGAATTAGAGAATTCTATTAAAAGCTGGGTGGCTAGACAATGAGAGCAGAAGTGCGTATTAGTTGGCGAGAAGAAATAGTGGATGACGAAAGAAACTTTTATGTTAAACTTTCGCCAGACGTACATTATGTTGTAACAGACATAGAAGAAACAAAAAAACAAATTGTCGATAAGTTATTGTCTGACTTAGAAAAGACAGCAAAAAACGTAAAGGTGAAAAAATAATGGGTTCTTTTTTTAGCGATGCTTTAGGTGATTCAATGATAGGTGGTGGCGTAATAACGTTGACTATGCGTAGGGTCTTTTTTGAAGACGGGTTCCAGACGCACGAAAGCACACCTATAAAGTTTTTGGCTAGAAAAAGCTGCCAGCCATTATCTCCTGACGAAGCGCAGTTGCAGGGCTTTGGCGACTATGGCACAAACGAATTTATGACAATTTATTCCCTGAAAAAGATACCGATGCCCAGCAAAACTGGTGACGCGGTAGTTGTAAGATTTAACAAGAAAGATTGGTATGTTAGAAAGGTCCAGCCGTGGGTTTGGGACGAAGGCACCCCTATGGAATTGGGCTATTATGAAGTAACATTATCAAGATTCAACGAAGATGAGGTAAACCCAAATTGACAAGCTATGTAGATATTGAAAAGTATTTATCCAAAATGTTCGTTGCGTTGCTGGGCGACCAGGCTGTTTTTCTTGGTTTTTCTGGGAACGAAAACGAAAGGGTCTTGGTAGAAAGACAGAATGGGGCGCCGCTTCCGGACGCTTCTACCATATTGACTTTTAGAATAGATGATTACGATACGTGGCGTTCACAGCGTTATGGCCGTGCAACTGTCACATATGATAAGGATGGACGCGAGGTCCTGTCTGAATTAAGAACATTCAAGTGCGTTGTGAATATTATGTCTAAAAAGCTCGGTTGTTCTTTTGATTCTGCTCGGTTCGTTCTTGCTAATTTACAGAATAACAGGTATAATAATTTTGTAAATAACAATGGCAGGCTGTTAGGAATAGAGCAGATAGGGGTTATGAAAAACCTGTCTGACCTAGAAAATGGCACCTGGACAGAAAGGGTTGGCTTTGAAATTCAAATGAATATCAAGGAAACCTTGGTTATAGATGACAACACTATATTCGTTAAAACACCGACAGATTTAAGTGATTTACCGAGTAGCGTTGACTTTGAAACTAATATAAAGAAATAGGAGTATTAAATGGCTACTAACGTAATTAACATTCGCGAATTTGTTGATGTTTCCACTTCTGTGGCGGCATCTGGTACGAATGTTGCTCGCGATTGGACTGCTGTTTTGTTTGTTCAAAAAGGAACAGACGCTCAAGCAACAGTTGTCGCAAAATATGACGACTTGGCTGCGGTTATCGAAGGTGCTGGCTCTAATTCTGAAGCCGCTAAGTTTGCTACAGCTTTTTATGGTACAGGCTACAATGGCTTGTTCCCTGTTGGTCCAATGTATGTTGCGACCATCGGTTGTGGTTCAGACGAATTTTCTGATAACTTTGCTGCTTTGTTGGCAAGTGAAGAATATTATATGATTGCTTTGGACACAAAAATTACAGACGCACAAAAGAAATCGGCGGCTGCTTTGGTTCAGGCTGGTAACGTAACAGCGTCGCACAAGTTGTTCTTGGACGATTCCAGCGCAAATGCGTTTGATTTGTCTTTGGAAGACGATTTGGCGTTGGCCGCATCTTGTTCCGTTTCTGCATACTGCAAAAATGGAAATTATACACACGTAGTTGTAGCGGCAGTCAATCCAAACAACACAAATAAATATTATTCTGCTTCAATGATGGCTTTCTTTGCTACACGCAAATTTGAAAACTCATCTCGCAGAATGTGCAGCATTTGTCATAAACCTGCTTCTGGTGTTCAACCAGTTGATACATTGGATGCTTCGTTGTCTGCAAGCGTATCACCAACACAAAAGTTCAAAAACTTGGATGAAAAGAACGCCAACGCATATATCAACGTTAAGTTGGTTGGCCTTCCTGCTTGGGAACGCGGCAACTTGCCATCTGGTGACGATGTAAGTGAATTTATATCTGCCGATTACTTGACATATGTCTTGTCAGTATCTGTGTTCAGATTGTTGCAAACAACACCACGTGTCCCAATGAATAGCGAAGGGGCTTCAATGTTGGGTAACGTGATTACACAAGCGTTCTTGGCCTTGAATTCTGCCGGTGTTATCAGTGGTGGCGTTGCTGAAGACGGCGATGTCTTCCCAGAATCTGGTTATAAATACAGTATTCCAATTCCAACAGGCGTAAAGAAAGCTAACGGGTTGTGGGACGGAATTGTCTGTTCTGCCTTGTTGACTGGTTCTACTAAGAAAGTTGTTATTGGTAACGAATTGAAGAAATAAGGAGTACTAATATGACACAATTTGATGGTGCTTTTAATGATATTGGTTTGGTTGATTTGACCATTCAAACACCAATGGGCAACTTAACAGCTAAAAACTTGGGACCAAACGATGTTGCTATCTTGGCTAGACCAGGAAACGACGGTGACGTTATGAACATCTTTGAAGGTTCTACAGGTCAGCTGTTGGCAAACAAATCATACAAAATTAAAAACTGGTCGCTGACAGTTCGCTTCTTGCGTCATTCATTGGATTACTGCAAAGGCACATACTTGATTCAAGAAATTTTGAACGGTCACATCACAACAGTTGGTATTAAGTTCACAAACAAGAACTTTGGTAACGGCGAAGACGATACAAGCAAAAACGAAACCTTGGTTGCCCCACAGGCTTTCTTGGTTAACTTTGCTGGTCTGGAAGCTGGTGCCGGTGCGTCTGGTGACTTTGAAATGACATTCAAATGTTCTAACGCAGAATATAGTTCTGGTGTGTACAGTGCTTGGGGTTCTAACTATGCTACAAATGATATTCCAGACAACAAGACTGATGTAACATTTGCTGGCAAGACAGACAAATACAACGGTGCTGTATATAACGACTAAGAAAAGGGTTAAATATGGATAAAGAACAAGATTTGGTAAGAAACTACACGGATATTATAAACAAACAGATTGAGGCTGCACAAGAAACGGGCGACATTCCAGAAGTGTTTGCATATTCACACGGTGGAAAGAAATGGGTATTAACACTCCCACACTCTGTGATGGCACAGAAACGCTTATTGAACGCAAGGGCCAAACATATGGCAGAACCAGATGAGTTTGCCCACGAAGAAGCTTTCTTGCGTATGATAGCACAAAACGCAAAAGTGGATGGTCGCGATGTCGTTCTGGACCAGTTGTCTTTGGGTGAAATAGAGGTATTGAAGTTGGCGTATACAGATGGGTTGCTTGCCCCTTTATTCCTAGGGGGCGACAGGGAAGTTCGTCAGTATATGGAAGCAACAGTCAGCCATCTAGGCAAGTAAAGCCGTCCCCTGAAGATTTAGATTGGTTCTTTTTGAATCCCGTTATGGAAGGATATATATCCTATGCAGACTTAAAAAACGGGAGTCTAAATCTGTATGACTTGTATGTTCTTAATTGTGCAATACAGGAAAAACAAAAGAGCATACAAGAAGAAGAAAGAAAGATAAAGCGACAAATGGCAATAAAAAAGGCTAAGTAATGGCAGCAGAAGAAGACATCACACTTGGTATAGGCTTAGACCTGTCAAAGGCGTCTGAAAGCATAAGAAGTTTTGCTAACGAAGTAAATAATGTTTTTTCAGGCGTGGCAGGGAAATTAACTTCTGCATTAACCCCAAAAGGAAAAGACGGGATATCTGGCTTGCGTGCCGGCGACGCGTTGGGCGTTGTTGGGCTGGGTGCTGCATTACAAAGCCAGCTAAACAATTTGTGGGAAAAGACCCCTTCTAGGACGGCGAACGCATATTTGTCAGTCGCTAAAGCGCAAGGGAAAAACCCCAAAGCTTATGCTGAAAATCTTGTACGTGCTATTCAAAGACTAGAAAGATTTGACGATATACCGACCAAGACAGAAGACTTGGCTAAAGCTATGGTTGGACATAAACTGGACCCCAAAACAGGACTGGGGCGTTACGGTGTTGTTCAACACGAACTTAGAAACTTTGCCGGGCTTTTGTATGCCTTAAACGCTATGTATCCTGGCTTAGTTCCGCGGTCTGCTCTTGAAGACGCAGAACAACAGTTAAACTTTAATAGACGTGTTGGTCAAGATTATCGCCACTGGCGGACCTACGTATTAAATGATGAAGAAAGAAAATCCAGTCTGCAGAAGACGCTGAACCAAAACCGCTTGTTCCGCGCACTTGCTAATACTGGTTTATTGGGGCTTGCTGTCGAAGACCCAGACGATAGTTTTATTCCAAAAGCAGAAACCAATGACCAGATAACGGCGTGGGCGTCACAAGTATTAAATATCAAAAGAAAGGTTGCGCGTCTAGGTTCTGGCGAATTATCTAGGGCAGAACAGAGAGTTGAATTAAAAGAATTAACCAGCAGTTTGACCAACCTGACTAGAATAGGGAAGAAACTTGGTGGTCAGGTAGAATACGCGTCAAAGCAAATCAAACACAATACAGAAGTGTTTGCGGAAGAACTTCGCGGGAACAGAGGTGACAGTGCTGGGCGTGCTGCGTTTGCACTGGTTGGTGGTAAATTAGCCAAAGATATCTTTGCTGCTGCTGGTGGTATGTTAGAAAGCTACTGGGGTGAATCTATTACAAGAAACGCGTACGCGTCAAGACAGGCCTACTTAAGTCGTTTTACGGAAGGAGGCAGGGTCGCAGGTGGTGTTGCCGGTGGTGTACTGGGCGCAATCCTTGGTTCCTTTATTCCAGGCGTTGGACCAGTAGTAGGTGCGTCTGTGGGTGGCACGGTTTTAGGCGAACTTGGTTCCTGGTATGGAAAATACGGCGAAACTATGTTCAAGTCAGACGTGGTCAGTTCCGATAGTATGATGAACCGTATCAAGAACAAAGCAATGTTCGGAAATGAATACAGTACTTATTTTGCCAAAGCAATAACAGATTCAGGAATAGCAAACGGTGAAGCGGCTATGGGCGGCTTAGCTGACAAAGCTATGTCGTTGCGCGCGCGTATGATGCTTGGACAGGTTGGCGAACAAGAAATGCTTTATTTAAGTATGATGCCAAACTATTACGCCGCCTTGATGGCTGGCGTAACAGGTCCAGAACTGATGCGTATCTATCAACAAGATTTAGCTGCGATTGGTGACCCATCTATGAAATATTTGGTCGGGCAGGCGATAGGCAACACAGAAGCCTTTGCTACAGCTAATTCACCATACTTTAGTTCGCTATACGGAAGAAGTGTGAACAGAGCATATGCAAGTGAAGCAGCCGTCGGAACATTAGCGGGCGGTTATGTTGCCGGACGATTGACTGGTATGGAACAGACTATGGATAAAGACGTTGCTGCAATATTCGAGTCTGCTAGAAGGGGCAACGAATTGATTTATCAGGGTGGCCAGACGAGCGAAGCTTATCAGGCTTTCCAAGATATGATGAATAAGTTCACAAACAAACCAAACAATATCACTGTCGTTGTTAACATAGGCGAAGACGAAATAAAGCGTGCAAGCACAAGCGACGCAGTCTATATGGACGACTTACAATTATATACGGTTGGAGGATAGTATGTTATCACCATTAAAAAAGCCACAAGCGTTAAACGGCGGAATGTTAGCTTCTGGAAAGCTTACCAATACATTGTATGGCAGCACAGATGCGTTAGACAAAAGGAACCCTTCTGCTTTTGCTAACATAGTATCGGGCATAGATACAGCTAAGGACGTGGCTGAAACGATTGCTAACGCTGCGGGAATTCGTTCCCCGTACTTTATTATTGGTGAGATACCAAACGACCCGTCACCGCAATACATTTGGTCTAGTTATGACAAGGCAGCGCTTGGTGTTATTCGTGCCGTATCAAATTCTGTACGCAACTGGGGGCTAAAACAAGAAGGCGTTATCATAGACTGCCTGGGTGAAATTACAGCAAATATGTCTGTAGAATTCACAACAAAACCATTGGTATATCTTTCAAACAGTGTTATAGATTCCAGAATTAGAAAGCCGGTAACCGTAAAAGCAACTGTTGCTGTATCAAATTATTTGGCTGATGATGCTTTCGGTATGGCAATGAACCAGGCTGCTGCTTGGGACCCAACCGGTGCCTTAGAGTTTACTATGAATTATTTGCTGTATGACGGCAACACTAGGGCGCAGTATGCGTTGTATAAATTGCGCTGGCTGATGGAAAACGGCGAGCCATTTACTGTTTATACACCACACGGGTACTATGAAAATATGTTAATTACTTCGTTGGTTCCAAGAACGGACGACAAAAACCTTGATATGCTTTTATGTGATATTACATACCAAGAAGCAATTATGGCGGCACCGTATTCTACTGACGACAAATTGGCAGCCAGAACAGCAACTAGATATTCTGTTGACCCGAGTAAAACAGAAAGCGTAAGTCACTGGTTAAAATTGAGGTAAGGATATGGCAAGACAAGCATATATTTTGGATGTCGCTTCGGACGAACAAACTGTTACATTGTTGGACGGATGGACAGCTAATTTATTTTTTGACCGTTGTTACAAAAGATGGTATTATAATTTATATAATATGGGCGAACTGGTGGCTGCTGGTATAGCTTTAACACCAAATTCTGCCCCGTTATTAGGGTATACCAAAGCAAGTCTGGCGTTGGTGGACGATGGTGACAAGAAAGAAGAATACGAACCATTCTTGGAATTGGGACAAAGATTGTTGCTTGTGGAGATAGATGAATGAACATTCGGGGTAACGAATATCTTTTTGGTAGATGTTTAAGGGTTGCCTTTACCGGGATTCACGATGTCGTAGATTCTCAAGGAAAAGCAATAACTGAATTCTATGTAACACACGCACCTGAAGTAAACAGGGACAATTATGTTGCTATGGATGTAACAGTTGTAGACAGACCAAACGCTAGGGCACAGAATAATCCGGGCTTCCAGGGAACGATAACAATATACAACCCATCACGCACACTAATGAATGTTATAAATAGCGGGGCTACTTGGGTAACCGACTACACTAATGAAAGTGATGAGCCACTAGAAAGAGCAAACGCAATCAAAGTCTTTCAGGCTAGTCGCTTAACCTGTACCGTGTCTGCCGGGTATGTAAATAAAGACGGCGTGCCGGATTGGCACGTTATATTAAAGGGTTATGTAAATGGTTCGTCTTTAGCCAGAAAAGGTGTTGAAGAAGTCTTGACTTTTGGTGTGATGGACATAGACCTTATAAGGTCCCCACAGGTTGTTGAAAAACAGCTGACTAAACTCTACGGAACACAATACGAAATCCAGCGCATACTGGAATCACAAAACACAAACACTTTTGAACATACGTGGTATGAAACGCTTTTGAAATATATTAAGAACTGGGAAACCGACCGTATATCAGACCCACAATCCCCTGTAGACCAAAAGCGCAGCATAGAATATGTCCTTTCAACACAGGCACAGAAAACAATGTACCCGGGTCGCACAGACTTTAGTAAAATGTCTGAGGAAGAAAGACCTTTTGTCCCAATTAGTGAGTTTGATAAAAAAAAGAACGACTGGTTTGAGGTTAAGTTTGTTTCTTCGTTAAAAGATTATTTGTCTGCTGTAAGAAGTGCGGGGCGCGATTATGCGGATACTTTTGGTGGGCGTGGTGGTGTAGAAAGCGTTCAGTTAGAAGAAGACTTAAAAAAACAAGTTATGCCACAAAAAGGCGCGGTTTATGGAAACAATCTGGCGCAGATGTTAGATGGACTGTGTGCGCGCGCACTGTATAGAGTTGGCTGGTATTGCGATAAAACCAATAGAAAAAGAAACACATATATCATTTATCCGCTTGGTTCAGAACCACTGTGGGTTGATGGCAAAAAAGCCGCTATTCAAATATGGAACTATCAGAACCTGTTGGAATCCCCGTCGGTAAGCGGGTCTGGGATAATGAGCGTTAAAATGACATTTAACCCCAGCTGTGAATGTGGTGTTACGCTTGCGCTAATGTTAGACAGAAGTCTGGTGTCACCAGATGGTGCAACCAGGGATTTGCGTAATGTAGAATCTGGGGATTATGGAAGTATGGGGACGTCCGCAAGTCTTGCTACGTTTGGCACAGTCCAGATGGGTCGTTCAAACGCAGTAGCCGCAGCAAAACAAGAACAAGACAAAAAGACCCGCGGTTATATGTTCAACATAGGGTTTCCTATAATAGAAGTTAAACACGAATTGAGTACGTATGGAAAAAATTGGACGACAACAGTAAAAACAGTTCCTATGACAGCCGGACTTACATACCAGCAGACAAAAACTATAAAAGGGGAAGAATAATGTTTGGGATGCCAGAATCAACATTGAAGTCTATGTACTTAATAAAGACACACTACATTGTCAAGGTGATTGAGTTTCACCCGGAAGACCAAACCGTTGATGTAATTCAGGATGTGTGTGAGTTTTGCAACACGGACAGCGGCAGTATTACAATTCAAAATGAATTAGGGTATAATGTTACCGTAGCACCAAAAAAACCAAGTGTGCTGGTTGGGATACCTGTTAAACAATTAAGATGGGGGCAGTTTGAGATTCAAGCGTGTCCGCAGCCGGGCGACACTGGCTATCTGGAAATCTTTACAAACGATATTACAGGTTGGATACAAGGTGGTGGGTTAAACGTTCCTATTTCTGACAGACACTTTGCTATGGACAGTTGTATATTTGTTCCTTTCGTTCCAAACGCAAAGAACGCAGTTGATGATTATGTGACTGACGGAACTTCGCTCGTTATAAAGTCGACCAATGCAAAAGTTAAAATAACAGATAAACAAGAAGAAGGGGAAGACCCAGTTGTTGATATAGAAACAACGTCCAAGACCGTTCACATTAACGCAGAAAACGGGGTCAGCGTTGCAGGAAATGTGGATGTGACGGGTGACCTTACTGTAAGCGGAACAATCACTGCTGACGGTGATATAAAATCAACAAACGGGGATGTAATTGCTGGAACGGTCAGCTTAAAGAATCACGTGCATCCGTTTACATATGCAGCTGGCCCTGCAACAGGAACAGAAGGCGTTACAACAGCGCCAACGCCCTAGGAGGATAATATGTTAGTATGGAATATGGACAAAAACAATGATTTGATGTTAACTTCTACTGGACAGATAGCAATGGCCAACAAGTTGGACGCGTTGCGTGTTGCGCTGGATTCCGCACTACAGGTGTTCAAGGGAGAACTGGACGATACGACAAAAGGTGTCGATTATTTTGGTATTATTTTATCCGACACCCCTTTAAGCATCAAGGTCCAAGAATTATCAAGAATAATCAAACAGAATTCAGAGGTTCAAGAAGTGTTATTCAAACGCGCAGAAGTTAATAAGAAGGACAGTAAGATAACGTTTTATTTTGATATTACGAGCGTGTATGGGACTTTTTCTTATGACAATTCGTTTGAAATTATTCAATAAAGCAGTTATACTTAGAGCAAGAGGTAAAATATGGGACAGTGGACAAGTCAAGGATTCGTGGCAAACGAATTGTCTTATTATAAGAGTATGATACAGAACGTCTTTATTGAGGCGTTTGGTGATAATTTTGACCTAAGTGACAACCTTCCCCAAGGTGTGTTGATTCAGCGTTTGGCTGAATTGTTTTATGGTATGGATATGGACGGCGTACAAGCGTTTTCACATCTGAACCTTAATACTATGGAAGGACGCTTTTTAGATATTGTTGGTGCATTGCGTGGAATACCAAGAATACTGGGAACGCCACAAACAGGCGTAGTAACTATTACTTGTAACCCAGATAACTTTGTTGCGTTTACAATTCCTGCCGGGACAGTATTAACTGTGTTAGAAACAAATGATAAATTTGTGGCGTCAAGAAACACAACATTTACGGCTTCTTCTGGCACACTGGAAATAGATTATTCTGAAAACGGAGATTCTTCTGCCATCATTGGAAACACAATGTCTGTTGATGGATTTGCACAAATACAGAATATAGAAATTGTTTCCCTGTTCAGCGGGGCAGAAAATGAAAGTGATATTGCTTATCGTGCAAGAATCCAAAACGAATATCCTGCTGCCGTGGGCACGATAGAATATGTTAACAATGCTTTGCGCGCACTGGATATGGTTCGTTCCGTTGGTTGTTTATACAACGACACATCTTCGACTGTTGACACAATCCCTGCTTACTGTACAGAATGGATGGTTGTCCCTAAAAGCACTGTTGATGCAGAATCATTACCTGTATTCAAGAACAAAGTTGCTGAAGCCATACTTGATAATAAAGTTCCTGGTTCCCCAACACACGGAAACACAACAGTAACCGTGGCAGATGTTTTTGGCACACAGAAGACGGTTAATTTCACAATAGCAACAGAAGTTCCTATTGAAATTGAAGTCACCGTATCGACACCAGAATCTACCGGAATATTTAATTTGACAAACGTTCCAACAATCAAAGAAACTATTGTTGCGTACGTGAATGGTCTTGAAATAGGCAAAGACGTATCGTTCTCGCGCTGTATGGCACCATTGACTGCAGACACAGGGTTCGATGTTATAAGCTTCAAGATGAAGGCAAAAGAAAGTGATACGTGGACAACAAACGGAAACTTGACAATCAATCCTAGAGAATATGCTACGTTGGACGTAGATGATATATCAGTGAGTGTATAATGATAAGAAACTATGACTTTCCTTGGTACTTACAGAACACAAGCTCGTTTTTGGCTTTGTACGACGGCTTCTTTAACGTTGCCGCTACTGCGTCGCCACTAGACTTAGAAAAAGCATTTAATATTGATGAAATGTCCGGACAGATGCTGTATTACCTTGGTGTTTACTGGGGGTTGTCTGGTTCTTTAGTTATTTGGGACGGATTGATTTACGATGTTGACAAGTGGACATCGTTGAAAGTTTGGACTGGAACAGGAGAAAAAGAACTTAGCAGAGAGATGTATGCTAACATCATAAAGGCTAAGGCATACGCCTATGGCAATCCTTATTCTTTGAACACAATCAAAGAAGTGTTTGCCAGGGTCTTTGCTAATGAAACTTACAGCTTAACTGTAGCAGAAAGCGATATGGAAATAACGCTTACCCTGTCTGCAGCACAAAACGTGTTGGAAAGTTTTATAGAGGCGCGCGCTTACGATTTGTCCTTTATTGGAAAGCCCGCAGGAATAAAAGTTAATTGGGTATATAGTTACACAAATTAGGAGTAGGATATGATAAATAAAACCAGTATATTTGCGTCTTCGGGGTCCACTAGCGGAAGTTCTGCCTCTGGTTACACCACTGGTATGATTCCTGGCACGGTTGCGAAAGCTGAAGATGTTAATTTATATATGAATATAAGCGACAATCAGCTGTATTCTGTATGCAAAGAAGTGGCAAATCTTTTAGTAAATTCAGGTATCGCGTTGGATGCCACAAGCACATCACAGTTGTATGCTTGGTTCAGAACAAAAATTAAGGGATTCTCTGGACTGACAGGTGTTGACCAAGAATCTTACACATCAGCGCCAACACAGACCGGAAATTCAATATCGTTCCCTGCTATGAAAATTGTGTACAATACATCCGTGTATTATGGTCGTACTGAATCAACACATCAAGAAACCACATTAAGTGCCACAACCATTTCTGCTACAAACGGCTGGGGTGACGGTGTTCATTTTATTTACGCTTCAACCACAACAGGAAGCACAACAAGTACGATATCACATAGCCAAGACCCAATAAGTGCAGCAGACGGCGCAACAAAATGTATGCTTGGTAGTGTATTTGTTATTAGCGGTGCGTTTCAGGCTGCTTCGTGGAAGTTTCAACCTTGGTTGCAGGTCACCTCTGTTGACAGACGTGAAAGCCCTACAGCTTATACAAAGGGCGGTTTTGTAAGTCCAGCCTCCGCAACTACATTGAATATGGGTGCGCTGGAAATAATGGACGAAGGTATTAACTTTGGAACCAATACTGCTGCACCAAACATTGTTACAATCGCGGCAGCGAGTCCTTTTACATATAAATTCTTGTATCCGGGATACAACCCAAGCGCTTCTGCTTTGACAACATTGGATACAACACACATCTATAATATGTCCGCAGGCACGTGGGACGATATATCTTCGTTGGCCAGCGCATCCAACCCATCATACATTGTTATGGTTCCTTGTGTAGTTCCTACGGGCCAAACATTGATGATACCAGCTATGTCTTACAAGAATGGCAGCACATATACACAAGTGTTTAGTTCTATAGATGACGCTGTCAATGCTATCTACGGGTTGCAATATTCTTTGGGCAATGTTGCTAAGCGTGCTATTTACTTAGGACAATCTATTATTGTTAAGGTTGGTGCAACAGACTTACAAGACACAACACAATACTTGTCTGTTGGTATGGTTCCGCAGGCGTTAGCAGGATTCACAAGTGCTTCTGGTCAAGCTGGTGGCGGTGTAACAACGTATCGCCCAATGCCGTCTATTGTTTGGACAGGATATAATTCATTTGTTGCTCAGAACAATGCAGCGAACTTGGTTGTGGGTGCCGATACTAATATCACAGTCACGTTGCCAACACCTGTATCTAACATTGTTAATCAGTTGGAAGTCCAGTTTGTTAAAGGCGGAACAGGCGACATTGTCTGGAATTCAAGCATTACTTGGTGGACAGGCGTTGCCCCAACGTTCTCTGCAAACAAGACATACAATATTATCTTTGAATATATCAACGGTAAATGGTTTGGTGGAGTTTTAGGCGAAGGAGTCTAATATGCTTTTATCGAAGAAACTGCTGACGTTTCAGAATTTTTATCCGAAGTTATATACGAACGCCGGGAATGAAATCTCTATTCTTTTAACCGCAGGGAAATACGACGTTATTATGCGTGGTGCTGGTGGTGCTGGTGGTGATAGTGGCGAAAATGGGTTTGATTCTGCTGGCGTTGGTGGCTGTGGCGCATCTGGGGAATTGGCTGTGTTTAACATAGACATAACCGAAGCAACATATGTCCGTGCGTATATTGGGAAAGCCGGGCTTACCTATGCTGAAGGTGGCAATGGTGGTGCAGGCGGTCCAAGCAATCAAAGGGTTGGTGGCAACGGAGGCGGTGCTGGTGACCCGACAATTTTGTGGATTCCGAACGCGTCAACATACGACACTTATTTTGCTGCAGGCGGCGCTGGTGGCGGCGGAGGCGGTGCTTGTGGCGGCGGTCCAGGCCGTAGAGCAAACGGCGGAGGCGGTGGTGCTGGAGGTGGCACATCGCATTATGCTGGTGGCACATCAATAACGTCTGAAATAGCCGCTAATATTATTTATACCCAAGGACAAATAGGCGGCCAAGGAGCCCCTCATTATGAATACGGAAGGGACGGAGTGAACGGGATAGACCTTGGCGACCCAGATATTAAAGCTGGAAACGGCGGTGGTGGAAATACAACACATTCTGGAACCGGTGGAATTGGCGGAACAGGTGCAGGTGCTTCTGGTGGTGGCGGAAATTCTGGTGATAGAGATGGACACACACACGATTATGCCTGTGGTGGTGGCGGTGGCGGCGGTAACGGTGGCGTCACTTATACAAACGACGGTCCTGTTGTGGGCTATGGCGGAACTGGCGGTGCTTCCGGTGGTGATGCGGCCACAGACGGTTACAATCCGAACACTACACCAGACGATACAACGACGGACAACGCTACATATAATGTTATAGGGAACTATGGTGTTGGTGGTGCCACAGGGACATCGGGCGTCGGTGGGTTTATTTTGATTCGCAAACACATTGACTAAACATATAAACGCAGTTAAAATATATATAGAAAAAATGGAGTTATCTAATGGGCAAAGATTCAAAATTTACACGTGATGACGATAATAATGTAGCAGTAAGAGTTGTAAGTGCTACAGCGTCTTCAACAGAAACCGATAAAGAATCTATGTTTTGTAGAGATGAAGAAGGTTTTGTTGCGGTTAGAGTTGTAGCTGGAACAGAAGAGGCTGGAACAACAAATTCTGAATCTATGTTCTGCAAAGATACAAACGGCAATGTTTCTATTCGTGTTGTTGGTGCTGGTGGTGGCGACGAACCTGTGATTGAAGAACTGGATGTTACTCCAACCACATCGGAACAGATTATTGTTGCACCAGAAGGTATTGATGGTTATAGCCCAGTAAACGTAGGTGGCGTAACGTCTGACATCGATTCTAATATCGTTGCTGGCAATATTAAGTCTGGGGTTTCTATCTTGGGTGTATCCGGAAGCGTTACTGAATTAAACGGCGCCACAACTACAATTAACCCGTCAACCAGTTCACAGACTGTCACACCTACGTCGCCAAACAATGGTTTTACAAGCGTGACGGTTCCTGCGGTCACATCTTCTATTGACGCAAACATTGCGGCTGGCAACATTAAGAAAGATGTGACAATCTTGGGCGTGACTGGAAGTTACGAAGGCTCTGTTCCGTCTGGCACAAAAACAATCACTACCAATGGGACACACGATGTTGCTGGATATGCTTCTGCTGATGTTCAGGTTCCGACAACTGCACCGACATATTATATTGAAAAAAGTGTAGATGCCAATGGAAGGTTAGTTAATCTAACATCTAATTTTATTAACCTGTCTGGAGTCACCGAACTTTCAACTACAGCACTACACCAGGCATATATGGAAGACACAATGCTTACTGGAACAATAGATATGTCAAGTATCAAAACTGTGTCTGGGAAGAATGCTTGTTCTGCTATGCTTTATAATTGTAGAAATATAACAAAACTAGATTTGTCAGGATTAGAAACAATTTCTGGGGAAAGTGCGTTTAGTCAAACGTGTCAAAATGACTCATCATTGGTAGAAGTAGATATGTCAAATCTAAAAAGTGCATTAGCAACTGGCTCTTTGTATGAAACATTTAGAAGTTGCACCGCACTTCAAACACTGACATTTCCAGCTCTAGAAACATTAAACTCTGGTAGCGTTTATAGTCCACAGTATGTTTTCCCAGGATTAGTAAAAGGATGTACAAATCTTATTTCGTTATCTTTTCCAAAACTGTCTTTTATTAGAGGCACTCTTGGACAGTCCTATTCTCGCGTGACAGAAGACTGTTCGAAACTAGAATCTTTGTCTTTTGGTGGATTAAAAGCAGATACTTTTTCAACATATAAGGACCAGTTCCAACATTTATTTAGTAATACTACTGGTTCTGCCGCACCAAATGGATGTACACTTCATTTGCCAGAAAACTTTGACCCAGACAATCCAGATAAGACGTTTGATATAACAACATTAACAGGTTATCCCACATTTGGCGGAAGTGCGAGTTATATACATTTGGCATATGATTTGCCAGCAACAGAATAAGGAGTAAACTATGAAAAAAGAAACATTACAAAAGATAATTGACACATTAAATGTATTGGTTATCCCAGTATCAACAGTAATCGCTATATGGTCATCGTTTGATGTATCTGTATACGTGGCAGGAGGCGTTGCAGCTATCAATGGTGTATTAGAATACTTGAAGCTGTTTTGTAAAAAGTAATATGTGCAAAGGAATGCTGTGCCCAGAACCAAAAGAAAAGAAACATTGGCTTGACGGTTGCTTTAAGTTTTATCGCTGGCCATTTGAAAATTTAATAGAGAAGTTAAAACAAAAGAACAAAGGATAAACAATGTTGAAAATAATAACTGGCGATACGATTGGTTTTACTTTTTCAATAGTGTTTGCTGGTGCCGTAGCTACTACACCGGCGCCTGACCTTTCTGCTTGCACAGTAAAGTTTATGGTTAAAAAATCATTGAGCGACGCAGATTCAAAAGCTGCTTTCGTTCAAGAAATAGTTAATCCTGAATCTAATATTGTTTATTTCACAATGTCACCAGAAGATTCTGGAAAATTAAAACCAGGCGGATACAAGGCTGCCTGTAAATTGTTTTATGACAATGGCACAGAATTAACTATATGGCAATCAGACTTAATCGTCACCCAGGGAGTATTCAATGGCTAATATAGATATCGTAGCTACATTAGAAAAGGTTCCTGAACAAGGAATACAGGCGCAGCTGGATACCATCTACCTGTACAACCCTGATGAAGCAAACAGACTGATTGAACAGTTAAACGAAGACATAGAAGAAATTGAACGCGTATATAATTCACTTGGTGCGCTGGCTTTTAAGGACCAGATAACTAATGCTGATATAGCAGACGATGCCAATATCTCTCGTTCAAAATTAGCTTCTGACGTAACAGATTCTTTGGACCTTGCTGACACGGCTGTTCAGACAATCGCAAGCTCTGGGACAACTATTGAAGTTTCCAGGGAAGGGAACGCTGTTGTTATAACCGATAAAACATTCATCTTTGAAATGTCGGAAGCAGCACAAGTCTGGGAAGTTGAACACAACCTTGATAGATTCCCAACTGTCGTAGTTGTTGATAGTGCTGGGACAACAGTTGATTTTTCTTGTACCTACGTGGACTCGAACAACTGTGAATTAAGATTTAACGCAGCCTTTAAGGGAAAGGCATATTTGAACTGATGGCCACCAACTAAAAGGAGTTAAGATGGCAAAGAAAAATATATTGGTCGACTTAGACCTGAATAAGAATGAGGTGCAGAACGCTGTCATTCAGAATTTAGCTGCCGCCCCTGGGACCCCAAAGGCTGGCCAGATATGGTATAATACTACCGACAATTTAATTTATTTTCACAACGGGACGAGTTCTATTCCTGTTGGATATTTACCACCAGCAACAGCTTCTACATTGGGCGGCGTTAAAATTGGAACCAATGTTAATGTAGCTTCTGATGGAACGATATCCGTTAATACAGCAACAAACGCTGTAAGTGGTGTTATTCGTATTGCTACAGACACTGAATCAGCCGGGACGAGCGAAACAGTTGCTATTAACCCAAAACAGTTGAATAATGCGATTGCTACAGCGCAGATTGGTGCTTTAATTTATAAAGGAACCTGGGATATTACAAATGCCACAGACTTCAGCGGTATTACATTGCCTGTTAAACAAGGTTGGATGTACGCTGTTGTTGGTACAGGCCCAAAAACTATTGGTGGCATTGAATGGAACGTCGGCGACTATATCGTTATGGACGCGGATGTTGCAGCCGGTGGAACTATTACACAGGTTCATAAGATTGATAATACCGAAGCTTCCGATATTGTTCGTTTAGATGTTGCACAAACATTAACAAACAAGACAATCGACGCTGATGATAACACCATTTCAGACTTAACAACATCTAACTTTAAGTCTGGCACAATCGTAACATCTGTTGGTGCTACAGGCTCTGATTCTTCAATCCCAACAGAAAAAGCTGTTCGTGATGCTATCAAGGCTTTGAAATTCACAGCAACAAATCCATCGTTGTCTGTGTCCAGTGGCGTATGTACTTGGACAGTATCAAACACAATCGGGTCTGCTGATGTGATTGCTAGCGTGCGCGAAGTATCAACTGGCAACGAAGTCTTCTGTGATATAACATATGCAGCGTCTACAATAACAATCAAAATCAACAGTGCTTCTAACATCTCTGCTGACTTGTATAAAGTTGTTGTAATTGGCTAATACAAAATAAAAAAGGGAACGCTATGTCGAAGTTTTTGAATATCAGTACTGATAACACTTTGGGTGGTAATGCACCAGACGACGCAACTGTTGTGTCGCAAAAAGCGATTAAAGAATACGTTGATTCAAAAACTGGGACACGTGGCGACAATATAGCCAACTGGTCAACAAATGTATCTAACTGCATTACAAATATTCCACAAGATATAAACCTGACGTTAGATAGTGGAACGTTGACACTGAAAGCAGGCAGTAAAGCATATTTGCCAGATGGAACCACTTATACCGCAACGCACGATATAAATTTAACATCTGAACAAGTTTCAGGAACGACGTATTATATGGTGGGATTAATTAGTGAAGTGTCTATGTTCCCACGTACTTTATCAAATTGTGTATCAGGTCCCGGTGCAACGACAACGGGGGGTTATGCTTATGATACAACAACGAATGTAATTTCTTGGTATAACAATCAAGGAACGGTTGGTGGCACAGATTGTTCGTTCCCGATTGCTATTATTCATACAACAAATGGCACAATAGATGAATTAACCCAAGTATTTAACGGTTTTGGTTATATTGGTGGAACCATATTTGCGTTGCCAGGGGTTTTATTTGTTCAACCAGACGGTCGCAATTCAGACGGAACATTAAAAAACAAAAGCATATCTGCAGTTTCACACGTTTTAGTAAATTCAACCGCAAGAGCAAGCACTAATGGTTATCTTATTTCTGCTAACGGTGCTACAATACAAAAATCTTCTGCACAAACCAACTGGTATTATGATGAAGAAAACAACTATTGTGTTAACAAAACAAATGGCGATACTAACTGGATGATTTATGGCGAATATACTACAGACGCCAACGATGTTATACAATATTTCAAGACAAAAGAAGTATTCCAGGCAGCGGATTACTATGATTATAAAAACTTAGCGGACGATGTTACAAGTTTAGAAACCAATGTGGTTCATAAAACCGGCAACGAAACAATCAGCGGACAAAAAACATTTCATAATAATGTCGTTGTTGATAATGGTGCAACTTATATAATCATAAATACAGACGGAAAAAGCGCCACGATTTCAAACAACGCTATTGAATTTAAGCCATTGACAACATCTAGCCACGGCGGGTATATCGATTTTCATTATGCCGGCGATACAGGCGATTACACGGCCAGGTTAATTGAGGGAGCTTCTGGTTCTATTCAATATTACGGAACAGAATGGGATGCGGCTACAAACTCTACGAGTTCACGCGTTCTTGCTACAAAGGGCTGGGCGAACAATGCTTCCGCTGCCACAAATATTGTTCATCGTGACGGCGCAGAAATGATAGCAGGCAATAAATATTTTTATAGCAGTTCTTCGCATTATTATGTTGTGGTTCAGGATAATTCTGTAGATTATAATGTGTCGCCATCCTCAAACCATTATAGAGGGATACAATTTATGGACAAAACCACAGAAGCTGGATTTGTTAGATTGTGTTTCAATTCTGGCGGGACAAATGCTTACGAAATGGGTGTGAGAGGACAAGACGGTGGATATGCAGTAATGTATTTACAAAGAAGTGCGACTGGTGTATCTACGCTTTCTATCCCCACACCAGTAGCGGATTCTACAACAAGCACCCAAGCTGATACTGTGGGTGCACGTAACACAAAATTGTTGAGTTATGCCAAGATAGATATGAGTAACTTAGACTCTACGGGCAATAATATATCCAGATGGTCTACAAACGTTACAAATTGTATTACAAATATACCACAAGATATTAAAATAGAAATATTGTCAGGGAATGTTACGCTAAAATCCGGTAGTAAAGTATATATACCAAATGGCAGTGGTGTCTTTACTGAAACTACAATAGCGAGTGATTTGACTAATACAGGATTTAGCATAAATGCTTTTATAATTACAAACGGAACAGCAATACTCGGTTCTTCTAATGCGTCTTCTGGAACAACAGAACCTGCAAACCCAGTTAATGGTCAAATTTGGTACGACACAACAAATAATATCGTTAAAAGATATTCAACTTCAAGTAATTCTTGGGTTGGTGGGTTTAGTTTACCTGTCGGAATTGTTGTTTCGTCAAGCGGAGTAAAATTATTTAATGGGTTTGGCTATATTGGGTCTACAATATTCGCTTTGCCTGGGGTTACATACAAAGGTGCCTTTGGTAGAAATTCAAACGGAACCCTGTTAAATGCCACTGGGACCTTGACACAAGTTGTGACCACTACCATCACTTTCAAAACTGGTAGTGGTACTATACGTTTTGCGAACGCGGGTATTTCTATTGGGAACAGATTAGTCGACGTAGAAGTGTTGCCGGCTTCTGGAACAAATGGTGATATGGTTCACGTTGTGTCTACAAATAGAAACTATGTTTATAGCAACGGCTGGACTCTTATTGACGGTTGGGGAATCGGGCCAGACGTTGAAATAAATAATTCTTATAGAGTTACATCGTTAACACCGAAACACTCATTCCGTGCTGTAGATTATGACAGTTTTGCTAATTTGCAAAGCGAATTAACTAATTTAGATTGTGGAACTATGTAAGAAAGGAACAACAATGGCAAAGATTAGAACACTTCAGATATATCGTGGGACAAAAGCACAGAACGATGCTTACACGGGTTCTATTGGCGAATTAACAATGGACACTGATAATAACGATGTGCGTATACACGATGGTTCTACTACTGGTGGACATCCGGTGGGATATCGTCCAGGTTTATTTGATTTCAAATGGGCGGACCATCAGTTGAATGATGTTCAGTGGTTGCGTGGCGACACGTTCAGCTGGCAAGACGGAAGTGTTTATTCTGCTGCGTATCAACATTTGGTGGATGATGAAAGCTCGTCTGAAATATTTAGTTTCTGGGGTTCAGGGGCTGGATACTACACAAAGAAGAGATGCCCTTTGGTAGGGGACACTGTTTATTCTGACCAAGGCACAACAGAAATAGGTGTAGTTACTGCATATAATGCTTCTACTGATACAATAGATTTTGACTATACGGGCGGTCCGTCTGTACAAAACGCAGAGTTTAATAATATTGTGTATCCGTACACAGAGACAGTGGCCGGCACAACAATATCGTACGGTATAGCAAGCGATGGTCATAAAATATGTGGACCAGACCAAGAATCTAATATTTTGACTGTCTACGCAGCGACAGGCGTTGCTTGGTATTACATCTTGGATGCAGTAAATACAAGATTCAAATTACCAAGAAGCAAACACAACAAATATGTTAGCCAAGTTGCTGTAAAAGGAAACGGCGTTTCAATAGGGCTTACGAGTGGTTCACAAAACGCAACACTTGTCCAAACGAACAAATCTTATGCACCGGCTCAGACACAGCTGTCTGGTTTTAATAAAGAAATAGGGTCTGTTAATGCCAGCGTGGACGACGTAATAACAAATTATTGGGCGGCATTAGGCATCACATCTGATGCAGACAAATCTGGTATTGTTACCGACACAGTTCCAGAAGATACGGACGCATATAAATATCTGTATTTCTATGTTGGACAATTCACGCAGACAGCGTTAGAAAATACAGCGGGTCTGAACGCAAGTTTGTTTAACGGAAAAGCTGATTTGAATTTATCAAATGCTGCGCCAACAGCTGCTTTTGCTACATTGCTGTTGAACGCAGGAATAGATACTGTTGTTGCGAAACAAGACCCAACGGCGGAGAACAATTACACTTGGTATCGCAAATATAAATCTGGTTGGGTTGAACAAGGTGGTATTACTCAAACTGACGATAAAAATCCAACAATAACATTGCCCATTGAAATGGCAGACACTACTTATCAAATTCTTACAACCACATACAGACCAAACGCAGGTACTGGTAATGCAACTGAATATGGAATTACGGTTGGACAATTAACTACTACTACATTCTTTTTGGTGCTTCAACAAGCATTTAGATATATGTGGGAAGTTAAAGGTATGGCTGCTAGTTAAGGAGTAAAATATGAGTGATATAAATGTTGGCGCGATGGCGGAAGCAATAAACGACAAAGCAGACCGTGACCTTAATAATGTCACGTCTGGCATCGATTATGTAATTGAAAGTCAGTTACCAACGGCAGCAAACAATTACACTTGGTACCGTAAGTATAAATCTGGATGGGTAGAACAAGGATGTCTTTCAATAAAAGACGGAACTACCTTTAATTTTCCTATTGAGATGGCGAGCACAAATTATTCTGTTGTTGCTCTTACTAAGGTTGGAACAGGAGAAGTTAAAGCAGCTAGTACTCGTGAAGATTTAAAAACTACTACTAGTTGTATGATGTATTATTCATCTTCAGCATATTATGGATATGTAGAAGTCAGAGGTATGGCTGCATAAATAATTTTAACATAAAGGATTTAAAATGAGTGAACAAAACTTTTACATTGGTCAAGTTTTTGATGATATTTACCCGCCTGAAGCAGCAGTGTGGTGCAACGCTAACAATGCGTTTATAGATGTTATTGGTGAAAACAGGTATGAAATTAAAGAAATTCCAGAACCTGCTGCGCCAACACAGGAAGAACAACGTATGAACCGTGCGGTGGCATATCAATACGAAGTTGACCCAATTACGTGTCATATCCAAAGATTGCGTGATGAAGAACAGACAGAAGAAGTTATTGAAGAAATCGCAGAGTTAATTGCCGAACGCGATGCAAAAGTTGAAGAAATCAAGGCGCGCTTTCCATATCCAACAGACCCGGTTTATGAAGAACCAACGGACCCTGTTGAAGAACCAACAGAAGAATAATGTTGCGGGATTTATAATTAGCAGTCATAATTAAGAAAAAAAGAGGATGTTATGGTTCAATCAGTAGAAATTATAATGACGGTCTGTTCAGTGATATTATCAATAGGTATTTCTTATGGGATAATGTCAACAAAAATTAAGCATTTAGAACAGCAGATTTCTTTATTAAAGAAAGACCACGACCTGCTGGTTGAATTAAACACAAAGATGGACCTCTTGTTAAGCAAAAAGGTAAAATAATGTTATGGGTTATATCACACGTATCTGACTTGTTGGAATTATTTGGCGCTATAGTTGTCATTTGCTCCTTCATTGTTAAAATAACACCAACACAAAAGGACGACACAGTATGGGCAAAGGTCTTAAAATACTTAGACTATTTCAGCATCTTTTTGTCCAAGGCGGACGAAGCGCTGATAGCCAAAGCACAAAAGAAAGCAAAATGAATTATTTGATAAAAAAGTATGAAGGTTTTTCCAGCAAACCATACCTCTGCCCAGCAGGGGTTCCAACCATCGGATACGGCTCAACGCATTATTCTGATGGTACAAAGGTGACAATGAACGACAAACCTATCACCAAGGAAACAGCCGACGCTTTATTATTGAATTATGTATTAAATGAAATCAACCCACATATTAGAGATTTGACGCTTACTGACAATCAAAAAGAAGCTATAACATCTTTGATATATAATATTGGATGGCCTGCTTTTAGTAAGTCAAAATGTTACAAAGCAATTAAAGCCGGCGATATGTGCACGGCTTATGTAGAATGGGAATGGATAAAAGGCGGCGGCAAGGTGCTACCGGGACTTATTAAAAGACGGGCGGAAGAAAAATATATGTTTTTCTGTGAGATATAGGCACCAGTTCTTTTGTAGTTTGTTCCTGGTCTTGTATGCGTCCCTGCGCTAGCCTATATACAGGGGTAACGCAAGCGTTCATTTTTCGCTTCCCTGCACTCCGCCAGTAGTGTGCGTAAAACTGGCAAAAGGATGAAATATGAAAAAATGGTTCGAAATTTTACTTATCTTTGCTGTGATATTCTTGCTAACTGGTTGTGGTGGGAAGACGCCGACTGACGCTATTGCTGATGGGGCAAAAGAAACCATAGACAATCTGTATAATACTCTTCCAGAAGAGTGCCGGACCGATACTGCTAAAATTATGGCCCAGGAAAGCAAGAAACAGATAGATGCGATAGTGACTACCTGTGAAGAACAAAAAGCCACCCTGCGGGCAAAAATAAGCGAAAGAAACGCTATTATTGCTGCACTTTCTGTGTTAATTCTTTTATATGTTGGCGGGAAAGTGTTTTTGAAGCTTCGTCCGTAAGGTACGGAAGCCCAGCGCGGTCGTATTTTAATTCATATCCGTATTCTTTTCCCAGTTTTATTACATCACTGTTTGGCGCGCATATTCTTATGGTAGAATAAATCTTTTTCCCATCGTTAAAGAAATCAATTAACGCCTGTTGGTTTAAGGGTTCTAGTCTTGTTATGCCAAGATAGGACGGGCGGCAATCCCACACAAATGCGTCGCTAAACTTGTCGCTGGTTAAAGATAGTTTTTTTGCTTTTTCGTCGTCCAATAGAATAATGTTTTTGCTTCTCATCTTGTTTTTAAGCAATATTCAGGGGCAATCTTATAACACACACAGAAATCACAAGGATTGGGTGTTATTTCCTCGTTAAACTTTTCTATGCCCTCTTTAATTAGCTTCCTTTCTGTTCTTTTTAAGTTCCAATTTTCTAACGCTTTATATGCCAACCCTGTTCTAAGGTCATACCACTGACACAGAAACAAGTCTGCTTTCATATTGTTGAATATCTTTATAGCTGGGGCTTTGTTTTCCCGAAGGTTAGCGATGTTTATAGGAACCCAGTGTTTGGGGGCTATATGCTCTATTGTCAACATTCCTGGGGGGATGTCCAAACCCGACAAAAAGCATTTCATTTAGCCCTCCAACACTGGTGTCAGCTATATGAGAAGGAGAAAAATTGTTTTGTAAAAAAGACAAAACATACAGCTGACAAAACTATATTTATATATTATTTGCGTTTCTTCTTTTTTGCAACGTTTTCTTTTATGTAAGCCAAAGTAATCATAAAAGGCATAGCGGTCATTAACACGGCAACGGCTAACAACATTTCGCCCGCCAATATATAACTGACTACAGAGATAGCAGACAACAAGAAACCGTTGTAGATAGCGCTTTCATTAAAGGCTACACACGCATATCTTCTAGTTTTTTCTTTTGTCAGAACGCTAAACAAAGCGATTCCGGTTGCTATACACCAGACCCATACGACTGTGGCCCAGATGTTGTATATTATAAAGCTCGTGGTGTTTCCCCACGCCGCAAACCAGCAACCAAATGCTATAAAAAAGTGTAATAGTTTCTTTTCCATTTTTTATCCTTTTTTTTATGAGTTTCTTAAGTTCCAGTTTTCTATTGCTGCTTTCTTGGTTAAGCCTAAAAATTCATAAGCGTTCCAAGAATCACATTTTTTGTAATAAGTTTCTACTTTTTGATTTCCCTCCTCGTCTGTTATTTTTCTTGTTGCTTTTTTTGAACCGCGGCATCTTACATACCAAAGGTCCCCGACCCTATATGGCTCTGCTTTAGAACATTTACAGTATCTGCAAGGTTTTAGTTCTTCGTTCATAATAACACCTGTTCCTTCATTTTCTTGTATTGTTCCAAGTAATATTCTTCCTTGGTCATACCTTTGGCAATTAACATCCCCTTAAAATCCTTATTGGACATTCTGACGAGCCACTCGCGTTGTTGTTCAGAAATGGGTTCTGTTAATTTGCCTGCGTGTATCATTTGGTGATGGTAACTACACAAGGGAATAAGGTTCAAAAGTTCAAACCTTAGCATTTTATTTCCCCTGTGTATAATATGGTGTATTTCTGTTGCCGGTGTCACCTTCCACCGTGCCAGACACGCCAAACAGCATCGCCCGTGTCTCAGTTGTGGATACAACTTGTCACACTTATCGAAGACTTTTTCTTCTGGTGTCTTTGCTGGACGTTTACTGTTCATATCAACCTCCTAGAACGGTAACTCGTCTCCAATCATATCCATTTCTAAAGGAATCTGAGGTTCAGCTTTCTTTTCTTCAATATCTTCTTTTGCCGACAAGATAAAGTTGTTCCAGATACGTCCGTCTTTACCTTCATACGACGAAATTCCAATTTTGAATTTAGCCTTTAGCCCTTCGTGTAATTCCATACCGTCTACAACGCGGGCGACCAAGTAAGTTGGTTTTTCTTCGTCTGTTTGGCAAATAGCTTCCACGAATTTGAAAGCTTTGCCGGCTTTTGTTGTCAGGCTTTTATGTTCAATCTTCCTGACTGTTAGTGTCGCTTGAAATAATATCATTATCTGCTCCTGTCTTTTCTTTTATCCACGCCATACCTTCGCGCAAAGCATCGCGTATTTTGTTTATATGTTCTTCGTCGCGGTTTATTCTTATAATATGAATACCCGCTCTAGGATGATAATACACAAAATCACACCATTGTCTACCAGTAATTAACAGATTGAATTGAACCTGTGTTTTGTATTCTGGTTTTATGTATTCATATTTATCTGAATCTGGGTTAGTATATTGCTCGTGGTATTTGGCTGCCAAGCATTTAATTTCGATTATTCCATCGTTGTTAACAAGGCCGTCCGGGGAACAGACGGCATAGCCGTCAAATTCCCCATCGTCTTCAACCAGGCCAACCTCACGAACCATATTTTCTGTCACCGCACTGTACACACGTCTAGCTTCTGGCTCTAACAAAGACCCACGTTCCATATAGAAAGACTGAAATTCTTCTTTGTCTGAATCCTGATATTTGATTTCAGAAAACTTTTCCCAAAGAAAATCTTTCTTTGTCTGGGAACTGCCAAGCATAACGTGAAAATCTGACCCTGAAAACATACCCAATTTGGCTTGTCTCCATTCGTCGGACCTTTGTTCAATATCAAATCTATATCTAGGCATCTTTCTTTTCCTGTTGTTTTTCCAGTTGTAATTTCTTTGCTTTGATTAAAGCTTCTGCGGTTTCTTTAGATATTTCGCCTGCACCTTTTACGTTCAGATGGTCATATAATTTTGCCCAGTCTACACCCAGACGGTCCAGCATATCGTATTGCACTGTTGTCATTGCTTCAAACGGTGTGTCTGGCAAATCTTCGCCAGCATAAATATACAACCCTAAGCCAAACATAGCGATATTCTTAACCAAACAACGCATAATAGATGTGTTAATATCAAACATTGTCGCGGCTTCAACAGTCTTTTGCACTATATTGTTTGTCTTATAATCCTTGACCTCGTATGTATAAGGTTTGTCTTTCATAGCCTTGTTTGCACCGTTCATAACTGGTAACCACATAGACAATGTTTCGCCAACACCGTCTGCTTCCCCAGAATAAACTGTTGTTTCAACCATATAACCCAAATTCTCGTCATAGATATATGGTTTGCCGTCCCAGTGATGTATCTGGTAATATGCACCAGGATAGACTTTCTTAAATTCTTTCCACGCATAAGTCCAAGAAAGGTAAGTTAAACCATTTTTCTTTTCCGTGTATTCATTCACGTTTGTTTCTAAAAAGATTTCAAATTGTGTTTTTTCTGCCATTTTTTTCTCCTTATTTTATAAACACAAGAATATTCTGATGTGTTCTTACTATTTTTTTGTTTTTCATCATTCCGCCTGCTCTAATGGCTGCTGTACCAGTAGGGGTGACCATAATGATTTCGTTATAAAAAGCCATTCCTGCATCCTTAAATGCCTTAATTGTATCAGGCACAAGGCCATAGAAATTGCCTTTTTTATCACGCACCTCGCCAACGACGAAGCACGCCATACCACCTGGTTTTAGCAAAAAGCAAGCCTTTGCTATAATACTGCGGTATGCTTTTATAAAGTCGGCATAATTCATATTTGAAATATCGCCTTCTAAATCTGAATAGACCTCAAGGTCTGCATAAGGTGGGCAACTGAACACAAAATCATAGTATCCTTCGCCCGCATCAAAATCTTCAAGGTCTACAACCCATTTGTCCAACACTTTGTTGCTGTCGCCAACATACCATTGTGGCTGATTATTTACAGGAAGAATCTCAAGTGCTTGATTACGATTATCGTCAATCTGTTCTTGTCTGATATCAATCCCTGTATAATGGTATCCCATAAAGTTAGCTACAATGCCACGAACAGCACCGCCTGCAAATGGGTCTAGTATAGAACCGCCGTCTGGACAAAACCATTTGTATATAACCTCACACAACGCAGGGTCAAAAATAGATATAGATGGCATATCTTTATTTGCCTTTTGTGACGCCCATTCGCTGATATTGAATGTCTTTGTGTCTGCATCGCGCACTATTTCTGGTTTTATACCAAGCTTTTTCCACGTGCGTTTTCTTTCTTGCCATTCTGCTTGACGTGTATCCAGTATAGAAAACGGTGGCTCAACAAATTTCTGTCTTAAGATACTGTGCGTTACGTCCAGTTCTTCTTCTCCAAACAAATTTTTCATTTTTCTTCCTTTTCTTGTTTATAAGCCAGATGTGCCACATAACAAAATGAAGCGCATACACAAATAGCCCACACAACACTTGATAAGTTAAACGTTATTATCATTGGCTAATCCTCCTATATAATAATTCTGAAAACATTAAATCTTTATTTCTGTAAGACAAATCCCACATCCCATTTTCTTTTTGAAAGCAGCAGTCTTTATAATAATAGGTCATCATATTTGGCCACTCTTTTTTTGCCCACGACAACCAGGCAATCACAGTTGATATTTCCTGGTCGCTTAATGGCGCTGGAATTAAATTTGTTTTACGCATAATATCACAACAAGCAGTTCTTTCTTTTTCTGTTAAGAATGGTGCTGTTGGGTCTTGGTCAATATAAAATTCTTCCATAGGTCCTTCCTTTGGTTATAGTGATTATATCATAATTAAAATACAAATCAAGTGAAAAAAATCCCGGAAATCCGGGAAATTTTATTTTTTCTTTTTGCCTTTATAGATATATTTTTTGTATTTTATCTGTCTACCATAGAAATTGGTTTTATGTATCCATTCGTCTTCTATGATATAGACTTTACGCAAGTCGCGGATACAACCAGCCAAATCTATAACAAACAATTTCAAGAATCCATCCAAAGCTGTTATGCTTCCGTGGTCTTCAAGGTATTGTAAAACCTCTTCTTTTTGTGTTGGAAATCTAGACATAGTTTTTTCTCCTTTCTTTAATATCTTCAAGTATTGGTCCCCAATCTTTTTTCCGTCTTTCGCAAAGGACATTTATTGACCTTTGATACTGTTCGGGAACGCCGGGGAGTTTGGCGTTATGTTGAACGATATCTACGAACTCCATATATGAATCCAAAATATCTTCAATTATTCTACAAATCAACGCTGTTTGTATAATTGTATCTGCGTTATAAGTTTTATCTTTTGTTTCTTTCTTGTTTTTTTTATCTTTTTGTAATTCTTTTACCACCATCTGAAGCTTATCAATTTGACGCTCGTGAATATTGTTTTCAGTTATTAACACATCAACTACATCAATTAGCTTATTGATTTTTCTAATACTGCCGACTGATACATTGACAATATCTTTATCGTTTAGGTCTTCCAGCTTTGTTTTTCCAGACAATTTGATTTTTTCTAACA